AGAAATTAAGTCTGGTTCTGCACGCAAGACGTGGGATCATAAGGCGCTCATGAACGAAGTTAGTCGCCGGATCGTTGATAAGAGCGTGGATATGGAGACTGGCGAAATTACCATGTCGTCGCAGGAGATGATTCAGCACGCTATGGAGTACATGGGCGTTTCTTATTGGAAGGTCGGTAACTTGAAAGATCTTCACATTGACGCAGATGACTACTGTGAAGTTGGAGAACCGAAGAAGAGTCTAGTTATTAGGAGAGATAAGTGAGTATTTTGCAAGCATTGTCAGAGCCTTTTCCGCGAGAGGTTGAGCGTCAGCTAAAGAAGGGCGGCGCTTCTCTAACATACATCCCGGTTAGTGAAGTCATCACACGCCTAAACAAGGTACTGGGTGTAGACATGTGGTCGTATGAGGTTGTCTCTTGCGCTAGAGACTCACTAGACCCTGACTATATTGTGGCTCATGTCCGTCTGACAGCCACGTTTGTTCCCACAGACAGCGCACCTGCCCTTACTGTCGTCAAGGACGGCATTGGTGGTCAGAAGATTAAGCGCACACGGGCTGGAGACATTGTTGATCTGGGCGACGAAATGAAGGGTGCCGTATCAGACGCTCTCAAGAAGGCGGCGCAGCATCTCGGCGTCGGCATTTATCTTGCCCGTTCTGAAGAGGCAATGAATCTTGAATACGTTGAAGAGATGTCTGATAAGCCTGTAGCGGAAGAGCATTTTGCAAAGCTACGAGAACTTCTTAATTCTCTAGATCAGGAGCATGCTGTAAAGTGCAAGGAGTATTGGGCTTCTATCTCGGAAGGTAAAGAGTTTATCAACGAGAACGTCACGAACGATCTTCTTCAGAAGATTTTGGTTTTTGTAAAGTCCCTACGTAATGCTGAAGCACAATGATGCAGAGTCCTCTACCTATTGATCCGGTACCTTACGAGTTCCCGAAGTACATGTCGCCAAGTTCGATTAGTACTTTTCAGCAGTGTCCTTTAAAGTACAAGTACGCCAAGCTAGATAAGCTTCCGAGTGTCTCCACAGAACCTCAAGTCCTTGGCTCTTTTGTGCATGAAGTGCTAGAAGAGTTGTTCAAGCTGCCTGCGGAAGAGCGGACGGAAAAGTCTGCGAGCAGTCTTGCTAAAAGCTTGTGGGAGTCGAAGTGGGCTGATGAGTACTTTGGTTTAGACGACCGTGACGATGATCCGAACAACTTCAAGTGGAAGGCGTGGTGGTGTATCGAAAACTACTTCGGTATGGAAGACCCCACGAAGTTTGACGCTGAAGGTATTGAAGCCAAGATGGACGGCGATATTGACGGCGTGCCTATCTTTGGCATCATTGACCGTTACACGATTGAGGACGGTAAGCTAGTAATCTCAGATTACAAGACAGGCAAGAAGCCTCGTAAGCAGTACGAGTGGGAGAAGAAGATGCAGATTACGATCTACAGTATTCTTCTCAAAGAGATGACAGGTATGGACGTTAAGCGTGCAGAGTTACTCTACGTCAAGTCTGGTCAGTTTGCCCGTTACGATGTAGACGAAGAGCTTGAGAACGCTGTTCGTGTTGAGGTTCGTAACACATGGGATCAAGTTAGGTCCATGTGCGAATCGGGCGAGTTTGAAACCCGGACTGGTCCTCTTTGTAACTGGTGTGACTATCAGCATATCTGTCCTGAATTTGGAGGTAGCTGAGTTATGTCGCAGAGCGATAACTTTGCAATGTTGGTATCTGAAGATATTAAGAACAATGCTTCTCAGCAGGATAAGGACTTTCTTCGTCTGCCAGAAAATCAGTTAAAGTGGAGAGACGCTTTAATTACGATCGTTGAGACAGTCACAGCAAAGATTACAAGTTTGGACGAAGAGATTGCTCGTCTTCGTGGAACATACACTACCTTCACGAGCGACCCTGCTGCTGGGTTAGAAGAACAGCGTGACAAAGCCGCACGGTTCCGGTTTTATGCGGAAAAGCGCTTGGTCGAAGTAGACAGGTTGCTTACTCTCGGAGAAGAAGCCGACCCTAAACTTTCGCTTGCCACGTTTTTGCGAAATGCAATTTTAGCCCACAAGCAGTGGCATATAGATAACGATATGATTAATTCAGAAGGCGATGATTGCTTGTATAAAGCGTTAGACGGGGTTTGGGGTTTCTAATGAAGATTGGGTTTGCAACGAACGACTGGTCTCGTAGTGCTACGGATGTTATGGGGCATCCTGTGATTGGCGGTTCTGGCTTTATTCGCATTGGTCAGTACATTAAGCCTTTGCGTGACGCTGGTTATAATGTTGTAATTGGCATCTTGGCACAGAACAAGTTGACCGGAACGTTCGGCGTTCATTCGTGGGATGGTGTTGACTCGTTTGATTGTGATGTGATTGTTATGCAGCGTTACATGCATATGCAGGTGCTTCCTGATATGAAACGTGCGCAGGCTGCAGGTCAGATCATTTTGAATGATGTAGATGATTGGTATTGGGGGCTTAGTGATAAGAATCAAGCCAAGTCGGCTTCAGATCCTGAGTTAAATAAGAACGAAAATGTTTTGTGGTATAGGAACATTTTGGAGCAGTGTGACGGGATCATTACGTCTACTCCATTTCTTCATCAAAAAATGAAGGAGTGGAATCCGAATACTATGCTGCATGGCAACTATGTGAATCGTTCAAAGTATACCACTCGCCGCATTCACGAAAAACGTAGCGATAAGATGGTTGTAGGATGGATGGGGTCTACTGCTCATAGAAGTGGTGATTTGGAGATTCTTCAGCCTTATTCAGATTCTATCAGCAAGTTTGCTACGTGGCATCACACTGGACATATGCAGGCTCCCAACATTCCTTTGTTCCATAAGGAAATTAAAGTTAGTGCGGGTTGTGTAACGACTCATCCCTTCTTAGCTCCTTATGAGTTGGAGAAGGGGTTCCTCTTTGATGTAGGGATCGTGCCGCTTACAAACATTCCTTTCAACCATGCTAAGTCTTACATCAAAGGTCTGGAGTATGCTTGCGGCGGCGTTCCATTTGTTGCTTCTTGGTCACCCCAGTATGAAGAGCTAGCGGAAGAGCACGGCATCGGTGAGATTGCTCGTGACCCGAAGGATTTCGTAAAGCTTTTAAAGAAGTACCAAGACGTTGATTATCGACAAGAAATTTCAGATTTGAATTGGAAGCGGGTCAAGAAATTTGATGTAAGGATCGGGGCGACTCGTCTTATCAAAACGATCAATAACTTAGTGAAGCGTGCGAGATGAAGCGAGGTAAGCCTCTAAAGAAAACGCCGTTGAAGCGTGGCAGTAGCCAGTTGAAGAGAACTCCTTTAAAGAAGCGTTCGGATAAGATGTCGGAAAAGTATGTGGGCCGTCGAAGCGTTGTTCAGCAACTTCTATCTGAACGCCCGCATTGTGAAGCTTGTTTGGTGTGGGCTTCTTACGATTACCAGACCGGCAATAGTGATTCTCTTTTCGTTAAGCATAATAAAAGTAAAGACATTCACGAACTTGTGAATAGGTCACAAGGCGGAAGCATCTTGGAGTATGAGAATCTACTGGCTGTGTGCAGGCCATGTCACAGTAGAATAACTACAGAACCTTTAATTTCTGAAATGCTTGGCCTTCATTTAAAAAGCACATCAAACAAAATGTCGCATTTCCTCGAAGCGGAAAGGGTAAGAAATGCCTGGAAAAACGGAACTCCTGCAGAACCTTATTGGTTCAGCACTAACTGAGCATCCAGATCTACTAGACGAAATTAACAGCCTAGCTGGAGGGTTCTCTGATAGTGATCTTCCATTTCTAGATAGAGAGGACGTTAATGAAGTGTTCCTGTCTAATATTCAGAAGGGGTGGCGTCAGAACGGTGTTGTAATTGTTGACTCGTTGATTCCTGACGACATGATTGAAGCATACCGTCAAGACTGGATTCAACATAATCGTGTCAACCACGACCGTCCTTTGGGTTACCCTGGCGAGTGTGCTTACTTTCAGGTGGAAAGCCTAATGAACATCGCCACTTACGCCCCGTTGCATAATATCCTTGAGCATCTTATTGGCGATCAGATGGGTATTCATTTGAACTTGACTGGTTGGAAGTCCACAGAGAGGAACTGGCATCAGGATGGGTATTTGAATCCTGACTCCAATAAGGATCATTACTTGGCCGTGTGGGTTGCGTTGGATGATGTGCACGAGGACGCTGGCCCATTTGAGTATGTTCCGGGCAGTCATGTTCTTCCGGTCATTACCCAAGATGCGACAAAGGCTAGGTTAGAGCCGCATGAGCGAGACGATCCTAACTGGCCTAAGTACTCGGAGCGCTTCCTTACTCCCATGTTTGAAGACATTTTAGATCGTGGCAATCTTTCGACTGAAAAGTTTATCGCCAAGAAGGGTGATGTGTTGATTTGGCATGCCCGCTTGATGCATCGTGGCTCCATCCCAAACAATCCTGACTTGTGGCGAGAAACAGCGATTCTTCATTATTCAGGCGTGAATCATCGTCCCGATATGCCACAAGGGCATCAGTATGATGGCGGTGGGTGGTTCTTCCCAATCAATCAAAATATTCCGTTGTGAGATGGCTGCCAATTACGGGACAGCGGCTAAAGCTAAAGCCACAAAGCTACACAGTTTGCTTGTAAGAACTCGTGATGGATTCCGTTGCCGCTGGTGTGGAGTTCACAAAGATGACGGCAAGCAAATACAGTGTGCTCATATAATCAGTCGATCTATCTCGGCTACTAGGACTGATGAAAAGAATGCGGTTGCGTTGTGTGCGTCGTGCCATTGGAAGCAGTCTAAAAACCCACTGGTTTGGGCAAGGTGGCTTGAAGACGAGCTAGGTAGAGAGCATTTAGACGATTTGCTGGAACGTGGCGTTTCGGGAGTGAAAGTTGATTGGGTTAGCGAAGTTGAACGACTGCAGTCTATTATTGACGAGATGAATGGAAACGGATAGAATAGCGACATGAATAGTACGAGAACTGCGCCAATCAGTCAAGTTGAAGTTGAGTCTGAGCTTGTCCGTTTGATTGGTGAAATTGAGCAAGAAACTGAAGCGTTTGAGATCCTGTGTAAGGATCATGCCCAAAAAGAAGCGTCTTACAAGAGTGCTTGGTATAAGGAGTACCTAGCAGCGGAAGGCGCTGTTAAGCAGAAAGAAAGCTGGGCGGGTTACAAGACAAGTGATCTTCAGTACGATTCAATGATCGCTGAAGCCTTGGTTAAGGCAAAGCGTGAACGTCTTCATTCGCTACGAACTGCCTGCGATGCCTTGCGCACTATTGCAGCAAATGTCCGATCACAAGTCAAGTTTTAGGAGAACGATATGGAAAAGCAGCTACTTAATGTGGGGTGTGGTACTCACTACATCGACGGGTGGGTCAACACAGATGTGTGGGAAGATCACTCTACCACGCCTGATGTATTGGTAAATATGGATGAGCCGTATCCGTTTGAGGATGACACATTTGATGCGATCTATCTCGGCCATGTTCTTGAGCATATTGCGTGGCCAAAGCTTGGTGTTTTTTTGACAGATATGGTCCGTATCGCTAAGCCGGGTGCTCCTGTTCTTGCGGTTGGTCCTGATGTTCATAAGTGCATTAAGCGTTGGGCTGAGAAACTAGAGCCTTGGGACATGGTTGTTTCCACTATGGAGCATCAGGACGTTGATTCGCAAATCTATCACATGTCTGACGACGGCCAGTATCTCACTAAGACTCCGCCGGAGTGGTGGGATGGTGCAGCACATCATTGGAACTGCTATGAAGAGCGGTTAGAACTGGTTATGGGCACACATTTTGATAATGTGCAGGTGTACTCTCCTTACATTGAACGTGACCTCCCCGGCAACCGTCATGATTGGTATGACTCCCGAACAAACATGCGTTGGCCTACCGTCGGGTACTGGTGGTGGCAGTGTGCAGTTATGGGGTATGCGCCGTCATGATCCATAACATCGCTTCAAACATTCAGTCCCTAGCTGTAGACATTGAGCTGCTTAAGCCTCTTGAGGTCAACGCACGCCGTGGCAACGTTGAAGCAATCATGGCTTCATACAACAAGTTTGGACAAGTAAAGCCAATTGTGGCAGTGGAAGATAACGACAAGCTCTTAGTTATCGCAGGCAATCATCAGCTAGAGGCCGCTAAGCGTTTGGGTTGGCAAGAAATTGCTGTGTCCATCGTTGATTTAGATTCAGAAGACGCTCTCGCTTTCTCGTTGGCTGACAACCGGATTTCCGAGCTTGGTGAGACTGATGAAAGCGCTCTTATCGACTTGCTATCGGATGCTGTTAGTTTGGACGAAGATTTTTACAGCACTCTTGGTTGGGACGATTTCTCAATTGCCACGATCGAAAACAATGTGATTTCTTCGGAGGTTTCAAGCGCTCCGAACGATGGTTGGACTGCTCCACAGATTACGGTAAACAGGATTCCTGAAGAAAACAACTTGCCTGCTTTTGTAAGCGATGGCAAAGATGACGCTCCGACTCAGACGTTTAACCCTGAAGGTGTAAGTACTGATACGATTGTGACTCAAGGAAGCACCACAGTCGGCGCTGCTGGCAGCAAGAACGTTGCTATTCAGTTTACTCTTGTTTTCGAGAACTCCGATCAACAGGCGGGCTGGTACCGCATTCTTCACAAGTTGAAGGAGAGTCCTGTTTACGAAGGGGCTACAACGACGGAGCTTTTGTTTGATTTCTTTGACCAGCATCTGGAGTAAGTCTCGTGCCGCGTAAGCAAATGTATTTGGACATAAACTGTGTGGAGGCTGCTAGGCAGCGGATTCGTCACGTCTACGATATTTTTGACACGGTTTGTGTTCAGTTTAGTGGCGGTAAAGATAGCACTGCTGCGTTGTATCTTGCGAAAGAAGTTCACGAAGAGCGCGGGCTTGGCCCTGTGAAAGCGATTTTCCGTGATGAAGAAATCATTTCGCCTGCAGCAGAAGAGTTTGTTACTGAAGTAAGTAACTATGACTGGGTTGACATGGAGTGGTACTGTCTTCCACAGTTGCAAGAAGTTTGGTACATGGGTACTCGTGAACTGGTTTTACTGTGGTCGGCGTTTCGGGAAGAGTGCGGTATGCTGGTCCGAGACTTCCCGCCGAACTGTATTCGAGCCGAACACTTTGGATTGTCTGGAAATCTACCTCTTCCCAAACGGATAGATGAATACACAATGCAGGGAAAACGTGGCCGTACAGCTTTCATTACAGGGGTCAGAGCGAATGAGTCAATGATTAGGTATCGGTCGGTCACTCAGAAGCTTCACGAAAACTACATCAACCGCCCCCAAGGATTGCCTAAGGCCATCCCTTTAAGGTTTGCGAAAGTTATTTACGATTGGACTTCTGATGATGTTCTGAAGTTTATCACTGAAGAACACGGGGCGTCATACTGTAAGTACTATGATTACGCTATGTTGGGCGGCGCAAATCAGCGGGTCGGTACGCCTTTGTTTTCTACGGCAGCCAGAAGACTGACTGACGTAGTTAAAACTGAGCCAGAGTTCTATGATCGCCTAGTTGAGGCATTTCCTCAAATAGATACTCAGCGTCAACTTTGGGGTGAGTATGACATTGAGGCAGTTGTTGATCAGTTTGCCGCAGATGGTTGGGATGGTGTTAAAGAGTGCATTGAAACGCATTTTGGTGACGTTGACTATCGGCGTCTAGCGTTTGCTTTTGCCGACAAGTTTAGAACGTCACACAACAAAGATCCTTTTGCTTACCCGATTGATCACTTAGTAAGAACTTTGCTACTCAATTCTGTTGTCGGCAACCCGTCACCTGTCGGGCCACAAACAATTGCACATAAGAAAAGGATGAAGGCTTTCTATCAAGACATGACTGATGCCGACAGTCTTGACTTGCAAGACGATTTTAGGTTAAGTTAAGCACATGTATATTTCAGTTACTCCCGACAGAATACAGCCAGCTTTTTGGGGTTCGGTAAACTATGTTGTTGCACCGGATTTCAGAAAGCTTACAGCGTCTATTGAAAAGTTTGGGATTCTTCAGCCCATCGTATGTCAAAAGTCTACTGCATGTATTATTGATGGTTTACATCGTTGGAAGGCTGCTAAGCTCCTAGACTTGCAAGAAATTCCTATTGTAACAGTCGATGTGGATGATGTTGAAGCCGCGCTACTCCACGTTAATATGAATCGAAACCGAGGCATTGTCGTAAATAAGTTCTTGTCCGAGCTTTTACGGGAGATATTTTTTGACAACGACGTTGACCCTGAAGACTTTCAAGAGCAGTTAGGTTTAGAAGATGAAGAGTTTATGCTGCTGATGGAGGGTTCGTTAATCAAAATGCGTAAGGTTAAAGAACACAAGTACTCTCCTGCATGGGTGCCGATTGAATCAGCGACTGGTGAAAGTGTCCAGATTGAGCGTCCCACGGGTGACCCCGAGTCATTGTGATAGGAGATAGAATGGGAATGGAATTTAATGCGTATCAGGTCGGTGCTAAGACAACCGCTATTTATCCGAAGGAATCAGCGGTTGAGTATCTGACTCTTGGTCTTGCTAGCGAAGCAGGTGAAGTTGCTGACAAGGTGAAGAAGCACATTAGAGACAGCGACGGGGACTATACTGATTCAGTTTTCCGCTCTGCTATCAGTAAAGAAATTGGTGATGTGCTTTGGTATGCTGCTGTGCTTGCCTGGGAGCTTGGTATTGATCTCAACGATATTGCTAAAGAAAATATTGAGAAGCTTTTGGACCGATACGATCGGAACATGATTCAGGGGTCCGGTGATGAGCGATAAGTCATGGCTTGACTTGGGGACCCGCGTCTCTTCAGAGCAGTCTAATAACGAAATTTTACTCAAGTCCAAAGGCGATTACACTGTCACATTAAGTCCTGTCTTGATGCATGACGATGTTATGGGCAAGATCGCTACGTTCCCTAACCGCTTTATTATTAACCGAGTTAGCTTGGATCAGACTCACCGCATCATGTGGGAAGTCGTGAAGGAACGGTACTCGGTTGTACCTAACTCTAGTATTTTGGACAGAGCTAGAGATATCGTGTCTAAAGCAAACGGCGCAGCATCTTTGCATAGCTGTGGTGTGCTTGAAGAAGGCCGTAAGTTTTTTGTAGCTGTTAAGCACAGCAGCACGAACATTCTTTCTACCATGGGTGAAGATGCGATTGATAACTATATTGTTGTTATCACTTCCCACGATGGAAGCATGCCGGTGTGCTACTACAATCTGGATGTTCGTGCGGAAACTAATTCTGTGTATCGTTTTTCAACGGATGCTGATTTCAGTTTACGTAAGCGCCACACCCCTAATGAGACGATTGATCCTATGGATGCTACAGAGGCTCTTACTATGCGTCAGATATGGTCGGAGAAGTTTGATCTCATCATCAGCGACTTTACATCTTCTCACATGTCTCCTGATAAACTTTTCAAAGTTATGGAAACGTTCTGGTCAACGCAAGGTGCTTCTTCCGCTAAGAAGCGTTCTAATGCTGAAGATGTTCATGAAAGAATCAAAACGATTTATCGCCAGCCGCATAACCTGGGCAGATTTGGTGACACGAAATGGGCGGCATATAATGCTATTATGGAATACATTGATTTCCATAGAGACATTCCGCCGATTGAAGCAGCGCAGCATTCTTTGGAGCTAGACAATTACAGTCACAGGCTTAAAGTCAATGTCTTTAACGCTATCCGAGATGCGTAATCAGATTATAATCTCGATCTTTTTGCGGAGACCCATTCCAAGTCCAGCACAATAGTTGAAAGCATGGACTGTTGCGTCAACTTGGTCGTCGTGCACACGTGCTTCAGGGAACGACGATATTTCGTCTAGGAAGTCTGTGTTCCATGATGCCCGGATTAGGCGAACGTTGCCGTTTGCAACAGCGGCTGAAAGCGGCTTTGCTCTTGTTGCTTTATCGCCGGTAGCTCGCTGGCCTGTAAAGTTGTAGCCTGGGAGCACATATCGAGCGTATTGGTCAATAAGGTTTTTACCTGCAGACCCTGGCTCTTGCTCCATCATGATTGGAATTTCTGGACCGTCTTCTGCAGCCGTGGCTCGAATAAACTTTTCTACTTTATCGCCTTTAGCTCTGATCCGGCGAACGTCCAAGATGTAGAACACGCCGTTGTCGAACGCTCCGAGACAGCCTACTGTCCAGTCAGGGTCCGGGTTTGACTGTGTTGGTTCTGAGCCAGCTAAGTCCCAGAATCTGACGATTTGTGTATCGTTAGAGAACGAAGGGATCTCGCTATCGTCTATGACCTCAAAACTTTCTCGATTGAAAAGTGATCCTAGGGCGGTTGACCACCAGTCACCGAACTCAAGACGTTTTCTTTCAATAGGGTCTAGCTCTTGAAGAACTGCTCGGTAAGAGGCTGGGTCAATGCCGGGGTTATCGGTTAGCATGGAAGGGATAAAGATTCTTCCGCGGTCTTTTCCTTCAACAAGGAATCGTTGCCGTACCCAGTTAGGCGCAGGGTTTGTTGCTGCGCGCATTCTTAATGGGACTTGAGCTAGGGGGCCTGATGCTGGGCGTCGAAGGCGGGAGAACATGTAACGGTAGTCAGACTCTCTGATTTCTGTCACCTCGTCCATTCCGATGAATTGGAATTCGGAACCCTTGTATCTGAGGTAGTCGTTGACGTTGTTGAGGTAACCGAATGTTATTCTGGCTCCGCTAGGGAACGTGGCTGTGTAGCTGTTGGCGTTCCAGTGAACGTCGTCGTATTGCATGGTCCAGTCTCTGAAGCGGTCCATGAGAGCACCGGGTAGTGCAAGGTCGGCGTATGTTCGCCTAAACAGGATTGCGCTGTAACCGGGAACATCGACGTACTGTAGGGCAGCCATGATGAGGGCGCTGGATTTGCCGCCGCCTGCTGCTCCACCAAAGAGCACTTCTTGTGCGGTGCTTTTTAGGAAGACTTTTTGTGTGATCGACGGTTCTTCGATCCAATATTCGGAACGTTTCGGTTCTAAGTATTGCCGAATTTTGTTCCAGTCTGGAGTCTCGTTAGACATATGTGCTTGAATCCTTGACTATTTACCGGTAAAGTATAAACATGATGAATTTTTTTAGTCGATCAACGTGCGCCCATCTACTTATGTGTCTTTCTGTAATTCTTATTGGGCTTGGTCTTAGTATACTAAGTTTAGGGTGGGGTTTGGCAAGTGCTGGCCTTGCGTGCGGTATTTATGGATATCTCTTAGGGGCTGAATAATGGCATGGAATTCCACATCTAACAAATCACTTCGCAATATTGCTATGAATCCGGTGGAGCAGAAGGCTGCCCCCATTTCTGTTGGTGCCCCGGTTTCGTACAGTCCGTCTCTTGCGGATAATCGTGGTTATCATGATGGTTGGGATATTGTCAAGGCTTACAAAGAAGGTGTCGCTAAGGTTACTTGGGTGTTTAGAAGCATTGATGTTATTGCTTCAAATCAGGCCCGCCTTCCCATGATTTTGCGTAAGGATAATAATCCGTTTGGTGAGATTATCGAAGATGCCGATTTGTTGAAAATTTTCAACAATACTGCCAACCAGGGCGAGAATTCGTTTGCGTTTAGATACCGCTTGTCTGCGCAGCTGCTGATGAGCAGTCGTGGCGTTTTTGTTGAGATTGTACGAGGTAGAGGTGGTGTGCCCATTGCGCTTCATTTGCTACCGCCTCAGAACACTTCACCTATTCCTGATGTTCAGAAGTTTGTTAAAGGGTTTGAAGTTAAGATTAGTGCGCACGAGAAGCGAACGCTGCGTCCAGAGAATGTTATTTGGATTCGTCGTCCACACCCTCTAGATCCTTATTTGTCGATGACTCCAATGGAAGCTTCTGGTGTTGCTATCGAAGTCGAAAGTTTGGCTAAAATGTATAACAGGAACTTCTTGATTAACGACGGTCGTCCCGGCGGTCTACTTGTTCTGCGTAGCGAGATCGCTGACGAGGACAAAGAAGAGCTACGTTCCCGTTTCCGTGGCAATATCGGTAGAGCGGGCGCTGTAGGCGTTATTTCTGCGGATGATGGAGCAGATTTCGTTGATACCGCTGCTAGTCCACGTGATGCTGCTTACATTCAGATGCGTACTATTACGAAAGAAGAGATTTTGGCAGCATTTGGTGTGCCTGAGTCGATTATCGGTAACTCTTCTAACCGTACTTTCGCTAACGCTTCTGAAGAGGGTAAGGTTTTCTGGATGGAAACCATGTCTCCACACTTGGACTTGATTGCACGATCGTTCGATAAGATTGATCCTACTTACTACATTGATTTCGATACCGGCAATGTTCCCACGTTGGTTTTGGCTAGTCAGGAGCGGGCGATGCATCATTTGTCAGAGTTCCAGCAGGGTCTAATTAGTGTGAATGAGTATCGTCATTCGGTGGGCCGTAAGCGTGTTGATGGCGATATTGCTGATTCGTTGTTGGCTAACCCGAATCAGACGCCGATTGCGAATACTGAGAAGACGCAGGAGGAGATTGCTGCTGAGCAGGAGGAAGCGGCTGCGGCTGAGGGCGGTGCAGTTCCGACTAGTATTGCTCCTGGCGGCGGCGCTCCCGGGGCAGGTGTTGGTGACTCGTTGGATGCCCAGAGGTCTGCTGCGTTTAGTCAGGATGTTGCCGAGTTTAGTCCTGAGGTCGGCGGGTTTGTTCCTGCTGGTACTGTGCAGGGTACTGATA